ACCTTAAAAATAAATACAAATAAAAGTTATCCACAGATATTTTAAAATCACTATTTCAATTCCTAAACGAGGTGCTAGAATTAAAAAGATGAAGATCCACCCATCACTCAAAAACATCTATATCGTCATTTGCGATGAATCAGGCGAGACTGTTCTAGGTTTAAACGTGCCTTTAAACGCTCAAAAATGCCCCGTAGAGCTACGAAACATCATAAATGAGGCATATATCATACCTAGGCTAATTGAAGACGCTGGGAGGTCATTAGAGATTAGTGCGGAAATAACAAAAAAGAGATAAAAAATAAGATAGATGAAACAAATCGAAGCAATAGCGGTAGTAAAAAAGAAGAATCCAAAGATAAGCCTTTTAGATATTTATAGTAAAAGAGACGCTAAGGATATATTTGTGGGTAAAGAAGAAAAGAAGATCGTAGTGGTTATAATGGAAAAGTAGTGTTATAATTTTATATATGGAAGAAGAGAATGAAACTGATAAGCAGCCAAAAAGCACAAATGGTATAAAGCCTACAAGAGGAAGTCATTTACAGCCTTGGCATTTTAAGAAAGGTGTATCAGGTAATCCTAATGGTAGACAGAAAGGAGCTATATCCCTTAAAGAATACGCCCGTAAGTATTTACAAGAAATGACTGACGAAGATAAACTTGATTTTATGCAGGGGCTAAACAAAGACACAGTGTGGAAGATGGCTGAGGGTAATCCACATTCAACAAACGACAATAAAACAGAACTTATCGTACCTAAGCCTATACTAGATGTTATTCATAGAGACAACAGCAACACGCAGAGTTAAGGCTCTGGTTAAACGTATAAGGATTATACAAGGGGGAACATCAGCCTCTAAGACTATAAGCATATTGCTTTACCTTATTGCTATGGCTCAGTCTGATAAGGTAAAAACTTTAACTAGTATAGTCTCGGAATCAATACCACATCTTAAACGAGGTGTTATAAGAGACTTTAAAAACATTTTGCAGTCTCATAGTTATTGGAAAGAATCCAGCTGGAATGTTGTTGATTCAACTTATACTTTTGAAACAGGATCTCAGATAGAGTTTTTTTCTACTGACAACGGAGACAAGCTAAGAGGCGCACGAAGAGACAGGTGCTTTATGAACGAGGCAAACAATAATACCTTTGACGCTTTTGAACAGCTTGAGGTTAGAACAAGAGAGTTTATGATAATTGACTATAACCCTACTACAGAGTTTTGGGCTATTACCGAACTCATGGGCAAAAGAACCGACATAGACCATATCATTCTTACATATCTTGATAATGAAGCACTCGACCAGACTATCAGGGACTCAATAGAACAGAGAAAGGATAGAAAAGGATGGTGGCAAGTTTACGGACTAGGCCAGCTTGGAGAGGTTGAAGGAAAGATATACAAAGACTGGGCTATTATTGATGAGATTCCACATGAGGCAAGGCTTGAAAGAAGAGGTCTCGATTATGGATATACAAATGATCCAACAGCAATCGTAGATATATACCGTTACAACAATGGGTATATTCTTGACGAGATAGCGTATCAAAAAGGATTAAGCAATAAACAAATAGCGGATATACTTTTAAATCAGTCTAACCCTCAGATAATGGTAGTACCTGATTCCGCAGAGCCAAAGTCTAATGATGAGCTTACTTCTTACGGCATAAACATAATGCCAGCAAACAAAGGTGGCGGTTCTGTTATGCAAGGTATTCAATACGTTCAGCATCAAAGGATTTCAGTTACAAAGCGTTCGGTCAATGTGATAAAAGACTATCGAAACTATTTATGGAAGACTGATAAAAATGGAAAGATATTAAACGAACCAGAGCATCAGTATTCTCATTCAATGGATGCTATTAGATACGGAATGGAAAGCAATAAACCTTTTGAAGCTCTTACAGGAGAGCAGAGAGCTAGACAGTTTTTTGAAAGCAAAAGGAATATGGGTAGTAACGCAAGATAGAACGTGGTATAATAATTACATCAATTAAGTGTGTTGCCACACGTTGTTATATAAACAAATGGCAAAAGACACCACTCAATACAAAATCTTTTCAGAATTAGAAGAGATACAATCTAACTACGAAGGCTCAAGCCTAGAGAAGGTTAGTGGATTAAGACGCTCTCAGTATCAGGTGATAAAAATGTGCGAGTATTATTCAGACTCAAAGTATCTTGGAAGTAATCTAGGAAACGAGCGTGATATAAACGGTAGCAAGATGGCTGTGCCTTTCTATAACATTGTTAATTATCGAGTAACTCTTGCAAAGACAGCAACAGACCTAGACATCAAAGACTTTCAGATAGTGTCGGACAATCCAAAGCATCAAGTGCAGTCAATGCTTTTAAATCGTGAAGCATATGAATGGATGAAGAAAGCAAAGTTCTCAAACACTTTAAACAAGATGGGGCTTACAAGGCCTAAGTACGGTGGTTATCTTATAAAGAGATGCGAATCAAAAGGTGATCTTCATATTGAAGTAGTAAAGTGGACTAATGTATGGACTGACCAGAATGAAATACTTGGCGGTCCTATTGTAGAGATGCATCACATGTCTCCAGTTGAGATAAATAAAAAAGGTTCTATTTGGAATAATGTAACTGAGGTTCTCAAGGCTCATAAGAAAATTAAAGCAGCGGAAAGACCAACGTGTATTGAAGTGCTTGAAACAACTGGTGAGTTCCCTGTTTGTTTCTTTAAAGACGCAAACAAAGAAGAATCAACAGAGGAAGACATGTATACCTACTCTATGCAAAGGTATTTTGTTGCTGTGATAGACCAGAAGAAGTACATGCTCTATTCAGAAGAACTTAGCGGAGAAATGAAAGACTATTACGAATACCTATCATGGGAAGATAACGGCTATGGACTTGGAAGAGGCATTATCGAAGACGCAGAAGAGGCGCAGGTATGGACTAACGATGCTGTTATCAATGAATCTATGGCCATGGCTCTTGCAGGGCGTGTAGGCATCAAAACTAACTCAAAGAAGCTAGGTAATAACATTTTTGGGCATGACCATGGAAAGATTTACGAGCTAGGTATAAACGAAGATATAAACTCATTTGGTCTTGCGCCATCTGCTCTCGGTCAGTATCAGAATCAAATGGATAAGTGGAAGGCTCAGGGCGATAACGTAGCATCTTCTTTTGACGCTATTACAGGAGAACAACCACCATCAGGAACTCCACTTGGTACAACACAGCTTTTAAATCAAGCGGCATCAAGGCCTTTTGACTATAAGCGGGAGGAATGGGGCATACATCTCACGCAGATTTTTGAAAGTTGGGTTCTTCCTTATCTTGTAAAAAAGATCCGAAAGGAGCATATCTTAGTTTCTGAGTTTAGCGAGACAGAGCTTGAGATGATTGATGAATCATTTGCGGTAGACCAATCAAACAAAGACATCGTTCAGACTGTACTTGAAGGCGGTGTCGTATCTCCTATTCAACAGCAAGATATGATTGACGGCTACAAGAAGAGAATCAAGAAGAACGGAAAGAAAAGATTTATTGAAATACCAGATGATTTCTTTAAAGATATTGAATGTAAAGTAACTGTAATTGTTACAAACGAGCAGAAGAACAAGGGCGTTATCTTACAGTCTCTTAATGCACTTATGGCAACTGTTATAAGCTCATTTAATCCAAGTACTGGAGAGTTCGGCGTACTTAAAGACCCTACGCTTTCAAAGATATTTAACGAGAGTCTAGAACTTGCTGGTACTGGTATATCTCCTGTATCAATCGGTAAAGGTATGAGTTCAGGTGCATCGCAGGGATCTATGGCATCACAAGCACCACAGCTAGGAGAAGCATCACAAGGTTCACAACCTTTAATGACCGAATAATATATGAATCCAACAAGCCCACTCGCAACTTTTTACAACAACATAAGCGAACGTGAAGGCGTTAAAGCTTTTATGATTACATGTTTAAAAGAAATGGCGGTAGATATGGCCTTTGAAGGTAAGGACAACAAGGGAGTTAAAGAGGCAAAAGACTGCATAGATTTAATGTTTGGTAAATTAGACGAAGCATTTGGAAGTAGAAAAGAAGTAGTTATATCCAATTCAAAGTAATAACAAGAGGGCTTAGATGAGTAACCTCTATAAAAAACTCACATGGGAGAAAACCCTCGAAACCATACTTCATAGCTTATATGGAAAATGAAAACGATGTCACTCTTGAGACTACAAATGAGATAGTTGAGGAGACTATAGAAACTCCAGCAGAATCTACAGAAGAAACACCAGAAACAGAAGCTGTAGATATTGCCCAGTTGCAAGCTACTAACAAGAAATTGTTTGAGCGTGCAAAGAAAGCTGAGGCAGAAGCGAAAGCATTAAAAAGCAATCGTCAAACCGAAGCAAAAGCTCCTTCACAGAATAGTATTGAAGAGACCATATTACTCGCTAATGGTATGTCCGATGAACTCCTTTTGGAACTCAAGGCTGTAGCAAAAGTTAGAAACATGAATCTTATCAAAGCTCAAAACGATTCTATATTTGTTGCAATAAAAGATAAGTTTGAGAAAGACAGGAAGCATAAGGAGGCAAGCCTCGGTGCTTCTAGAGGTGCTGGTTCAGTTAAGACTCAAAAGGGTATTAACACTCCAGGACTCTCACGAGAAGAGCACATGAAAATGGTCTTGGAATCTCGCTAACTGTGAAGTGGTCATTTAGTTAGTTTTAATTTAAAAAAATATGGGTGTTCTAAACGGCGTGTTTCCTCTAGCGACAGCTACAAACACAAGTCTCGATTCATACATTCCTCTGATTTGGGGTGAGCGAGTAAACGAGTTTTATAAAAATAAGCTCGTTGCTGCTCCTCACTTCGTTAATCGTTCGGATGAACTTTCGGAAGGTGGAGATACTCTCTACACTCCAAACACTACAGAGTTCAATGCAACTGCAAAGACTACTGGTGTGGCGGTAACTCTTAACTCAAACTCTGATACCCGACAAACTTTGACTGTAAACAACTGGTTTGAGTCTTCATTTGCTATCGAAGATGCAGAAGCTGCTCAGGTAAAGCGTTCTTACTCTATTATGGAGCGATACGCTAAGAACTGTGGTTACGCAATCGCAAAGCGAATGGATACTGCAATCGTGTCTCTTTTCCAAGGATTCAGTAACACTGTAGGTTCTTCTCTTAACAACCTCGGCGACTCAGACATTCGAGCGGCATTTGCTTACCTCGAAACTGCTGGTGCTGATATTACAGAGGCAGCCTTCTTTGTTTCTCCTAACGTATTCTGGAGACAGATTCAGGCTCTCGACAAGTTTTCTCTTGCTATTAACTCTCCTGTTAATGACCCATCTGCTAAAGTTCCTGCAGCTTTCCTTTACGGAAGGCCTGTATACATCACAGCTCAGATCACTTTGAACTCAGGCCCATCAGGCGGTCGTTCAAACGCTCTTGCTGTTCCTGATGCTATTCACTGGGCTACCTCTCCTCTTGGAGCTGGCGGTTCAAAAAGCACTGGTGTAATCGGATCTATGGGTATTCGTGTTCAGTCTAACTACATTGCTGAGTTTCTTTCTACAGTAACTACCGCAGACATTCTCTACGGTGTTATTGAGAACCGAGACAATGGTGGAGTTCAGATTTTGACTGCGAGCTAGTTGATGGTATAATTTTACTGACGATTTAGTAAGATTGTTTGTCGGGTTTGGTACTCAAGATTCCATACCCGACAAATCTTGAGAGTAATCTAATTATGAAAATACAAAACACAGAACGAAGCGGAACTACAAACGGTGGAGGTACTGGTGTGTTTATTGCTAGCAATTTAGTAAGAGTACGAGAAATGCTCGACAAAAACGGCAATACAATAAATCCAAGAACTAAAAGAATTATTAAACAGGCTATAGAGACCCCAACTGACTTAACTAACCCAACACAATAATGAGAGCTTATTTTGTAAGTAGTGGCAATTGGGGATGTTATATCGTTCGTTCACTTCTACCTCTTGTGCAAAATGGATGGGATGGAGACCAAGTATCAATCAGGTACGGCACAAAGACACCAGAAAACAAGATGCTTGCAACACAACAAGCTGATGTAGTTGTTTTTCACAGGCCAGAAGATGCAAACAAGCTCAAACTTGCTCATATACTAAAGAAACAGGGTAAAAAGATAGTCTTTGATAATGATGATACTTATAAAGACCATGAAGCAGTGCGTTTAAACGACTATTTTGATAAGGAAAGAGTAAACAGAGGGCTTGCTAAGGTAAACAGCATCACTGATTCCTTTATAATTGAAGCTGATTTAGTTACATGTACCACTGAATGGCTC